TTCAGTATAGGAATCCCAACCACCCTGATAATCAATCTTCTTGTTTCCAAGATGTTCACCCCATGCCATTAGAGAATGGGATTGATCACGAGTAGGCGGATTATCTCCATACACAAGACGAGACAGAATCAAAGTATCCATGATCTGTTCTGGCTTCTTATCAAGAGAACCAAACAATCTCTCAATCAATGGAATATCAAAGGCATAGATGTTGTGACCAATGAGCATATCTGCATCACGCAGCATATTGATTCCATCATTGAGGTTATCTTGCTCAAACAATAGCATCTCATTAGTATCAACATTGCAAACAGACATACACCAAATCTTAGTAGCCTCTGGAATATAAGTATCCTTCTTACCAGCAACTACTTCATTAAGGCCATTAGCCTCAATATCAAACGCTAATCTCATCGTAGCGATAAAGCACCTCTCCTTCAGGGGTAATTACAAACGGTACATCCATAAGCTTGGATGTCTGGTCGTTGTAGAACAGAGCCGTAGCAATACCTCTACGACCACCCTTACGATTCTTAAGGACTCGTACATTGGTTGTATTGGCGGTTGCTGGATCTGGATGCTGGGCATTACGCTCAAGTGCAAAGACATTATCTGCAATCTGAGCAAGAGAACCTGAGCCACGAAGATCATTGAGATTGATTCGATCACCTTCGTCTACGTTCTTATCAGTCTTCTTGATATGAGCAATAACATGAAGGGTAACTCCAGTACGCTCTACAAGTTCACGCAGCTTCTTCATTACGGAATCTAGAACTAGTCGTTCATCATTGCCATAATCGCTGCCAGCACTAAGTAGCATATTACCAAGAAGAGTAATGTGATCCAGGAAGATGACTTTACAATCAAGACCAACAGCCATGTATTCAAGGCGATTGATAATGTTATTGATATTAGCGTTGCCAATATGATCATAGAGGTACAGAGGCTTGCTTGAAATCTCCGCTTTTGCTTGTGCATATTCTTCCTCGGTTAGATTATCTTCAACCATATCTACAATAGACTTATTGTTCTTCTTACGAAGTTCATTGAGTTGTCGTTGAGACATGATCTTACGGACTGGCTTCCCAATCTTGGATGAGATTAGATCATCTACGGTTTGTTCTGGAGATTCTTCTAGGAACACAGCACCTACTGCACGATTATGACTGAGATGATCAGCAATAAGTTCTCGGATAATGGTAGACTTACCATGACCAGTCGCACTAGTCCAGAGATTAAGTCGTCCAGAATCCTGACCAATCATGAATGTAGTAAGAGAATCCCAAGGATACTCGTAGACCTGAACAGAACTGTTTTCATTTTCCGATACGATCTGAGAAACATGAAGAATTGAATCTGGTGAATAGGTCTTTGCATTCCAATATGCCTGTAGTAACTGAGCAGCCTCAGCATTGACAAGCATCTCATTAGGATCCTTGCGTGGAAGAGACATGATCTTTACCTTACCAGGTGGAAGAATCTCTGCTACATCCCGTGCTGCCTTTTGACCTGGGTCATCCATGTCAAAGCATAGAACAATGGTTTCAAAGGAAGCTAGATAATCATATTGATCCTTTACACAACGTACAGCGGAGTTGACTCCATTTGGAATTGAGACAACTGGGTACTTATTGTCAAAGAGTTGGGCCATAGTGAGACAATCAATGGCTCCCTCTGTAATGAGAATCCTCTTGCCACCACTAGGAAAGAGGTTTTGACCGTAGAACTGGAGGTTTGAGGTATCTCCAATCCACGCAAACTTCTTACCGTCATATCGAATATGCTGAGCCTGTAGTGTACCATCCGTACTGTAGAAATTCTCCACCTCTGCTCCATTAGAGGTTGTGGCATACCCATATTGTCTAGCAGTCTTCTCGTTAATTCGTCGGTGTGGTAAAGCCTGGATCTCGCCAGTACGGAACTTCTCTGCGGCATACACTGGTGTTTCCTCTACAACTGTTTCCATTGATTTGTTTCCTTTGACATAAAACTGACACGCATAGCAATAACTATGACCATCGTCGTAGACAGCTAGATTATTACCTGTTGTGTCATTACCTTGTGCTGCACACTTAGGGCAGCGTTTACGCGATACTACCTTTGATTCAGTTTCCATTTTGCTCCGATTGAAATAAAGTAAGTGGAATTAATTTGTCCGTGATTCCATCCTGTTGCATAAAGTGATTACAGATTCTAGCTGTTTGGATTTTGTACTCAAGTTCTGACATATTGGTATTATCAAAACTATATCCAATCCTACAGTAATCTGGTCTGGTATCGTATATCTTACAAAGGTTGTTCTCCAGATGAATGCAAGAACCGTCTTGTTTTATCCATTCCTTTGGAAAGATATTTACCATAAATACTCTACGACAACATGAACCACACGATGTACATGGAAAGTTCATAATGCCCCCAGCAGGGATCGAACCTGCGACCAACCGATTAAAAGTCGGTTGCTCTACCAGCTGAGCTATAAGGGCGTACTCAGGTGCTTGGATTCGAACCAAGACACAGAGGACCAAAATCTCTGGTGCTACCATTACACCACACCTGAATAGCTTCGGGGGGACTTGAACCCCCACGCCTTGCGGCTACGGATTTTAAGTCCGCTGCGTATGCCGATTCCGCCACGAAGCCAAAACGGTCCCCGTGAGGGGACGCTAATTATGTATAATGTGTTCTGAAATATTCATTCCAGAAGTCTGCTTCAGTCTCCATATTGAGCCTTTGCACATATAAGACAATCATCATGATGGTTGACAGGACGTTCCCAACAACCACATAGACCACATCTACGATAGCCAAGATCATAGAGTTTTTGTTCCTCTTCTTCAGCCATATGCATGCTTACTCGTCCTTTCCCTTACCCCAACCTAGGTAGAATGTCTTGGTATCCTTGCAGTTCTCAAGCATTTCCCTTAACGTTGTATTCTCTTGATCCAGTAATTGAATGTGTACAAAACACTTACGGTGAATTTCTTTGGCTGTAAAGCCAGAGTGGTATTCACTACTGGGCGAAGTGTCAATTGCATTTTCCAATAGTCTAAGTAGTTCACTTGAGTTCATTCTCAATTGCCTTTAGTTCTTTAACTGCTTCCTTATTGACTGAACCACTAGTCTTGATAAGATGCTTAAGATGAATACGCTTGATATATGGATCTAGGGTTTGCATCTTACCATCAATGTTCCACATTGTACTAGTTAGATTGCATACACGACTGTCTAGATTGCTATAGGAATTACATAGATCATCATACTTCTTCTTCATCAGTTCATTACGCAATTGTGCTGTGTTATCACAACCAACCCGTACATCACGAATTTGACAACTATACTTGTAGTCGATGTCATATAGTCTCTTATCTAATGCATCATAGTTATTATAGATATCATTTTGCATTTGCTTAATGATTCTACTTTGACTGTACTCCATTGCTAGGAATGCACAAACACCGATGAAACTTGCAATTGAAAGAATTAGATTTAAATCTGCCATAGTCATAATTAATCTCCTGTTCTAAAACGTACTTTGAAAAATCCTGAATCAGTAGGTTCCGAAATCAGTTCACGGATAATACCCCATTCAGATTCTGTATTTACTTGTAGAAATGGACCACCCTCAAAGTCTAGAAACTCTAGATCTGGATGTCCACCACCACGATAAAACTTTGACTTACCTTCAATAGTAAACCAACCCCCACCATGATCGGTAACGTACCTTGGTTCACCATAACGACTGTTAATCTTCTTGATCATGTATTCTTCTTTCTTGTTTCTTCCTCGTAAATCCAAGCAAGATATGCATCATCATTGTTGTTCTGAAAACAATCAATCAATTCTGTTTCGGTTATTCTACCAAACCATGCCTCTTCTGGAACAATAGGTTTGTCCTGATTATTTTCTAGTTGATAGACATAAGCAAAATCAAAATGCCTTAGATGATATATCTTAACCGTATATTTATCTTTAAAATAAGCTGGATTGATTTCCATGTGCTTACGCGGTTCAAAGACTTGTCGTACTGCCTTCTTTAGTTCATAGCGAACCCACTTGATGTCTTCAAATGGCAGGGGATCACTATTTGTATAGTAGTTTCCAATGCTATAGCATGGGTTATCTGCAACCTTGTATTCTGGATACATGGAAAACTTGTAAGGTATGATGGTTCCATCCTTTGGTCCTCCATTAAATACAACAATACTGGGTTCTGTTGGAATTGATTTCACTTGCCATCCTCCTTGTAGCAGTCCCAACCCCGCCTCTTTGCATAATCTTGTGGATGTTGCACCCGCAGACCGCTATGCCATTCACACACCATCCGCCTTGCCTTGTCGCGTTCCGCACGGATGCTTTCGATCTCAATGCGACAGTCGGTAACGGTAGACTGCAGCAACTCGATCTCGTCGGTGAGTTCAATAATCTTTTCTGAACGCATATCACACATATGAATACGCTCAGTCAGTTCATTACGAAGGCGTTCTATTTCTAGTTCTAGTTTTTCTATCTCATGGTATAGCATTGATTATCCTCCTTTAACGTTTCCAGCTGGAATCGAACCAGCAACCTACAGCTTAGAAGGCTGTTGCTCTATCCAGTTGAGCTATGGAAACAAAGTGGGATGCTCAGATTTGCACTGAGTTATCTAGCTTTTATGCTAGGACAAGGCTTGTCACCTCTGCCATTTCCTACATGGCTGCATCCCAACCTGTTTAGATGTGCTCGTAGTTCTTTTCGATTACATCAGCAATCTGCTTGAAAGACTTAGATGGAGTCTTCTTACTGTAATCTAGTGGATTAAGACCACCATCGTTAAGCATAGCAAGATCAATTTCCTTCTTACCATTACTAAAACAACCAGTCTTATAGTCATCCGTAATCGTATTGAAACCAGCCCACTTTGCTACTTCACCAGGAAGACATCCCTCTTCGCCATCAACTTCCCACTTAGAAAAGTCATGCTCATAGTCCATATCTTTCTTAGTATAAGTATTAAAATTCTTAATACCAGGACCCTTCTTTTGTTGCTTACGATCCTTTAGATAGAGATCAGTAAGAACACCAAGGCAGCAGAAAGATTCCTCTCCTGTCTGTCCATTTACATTACAAAGCTTTTCACGGCACTGCTTGTACTTGCCAGAGCGAAGGGCCTTAACCCACTTATTCATAATAGTCTTCTTCATTGTTACTCCTTAGTCTACAAAGATCTCAACTTCAGCACGGATACTGTTACGAAGATCGTATCGAACTGCATCAAGGATGTCTTCCTTAATCCCATCAGTATTATAATCACTGAGATCAAAGTTACGATCCATCCATGCACTAATCTTGGCATCAATAAGATTATGATATCCAGGATTCTCTTCAAGCTTCTTAATTACTAGTTCAGCAACCTGATTGTAAATATCAGGTGAGATC